ATTCGTCGGCAGCGTCAGATGTGTATAAGAGACAGCACAATAATTGAATAAGGAGTATACCAGTAGTATTCTTTTTTCCTCATATAGCGATTCGCAAGTACTGCAATTAAATAAATGACACTTATATAAACTATTTTCATTTGAACAATCTCCTAAGCAACATATTTCTCATGTTCTAGTTTCAGGTCTGATCCTGTTGTGTCTATATACTGAAGCGTCGTGTCAACGCTCGTGTGACCCAAAAATCGCCTTACATCATTCAAGCTCATTCCACGCTTTAATGCTAATGTTGCTGATGTGCGCCGGAATTTGTGCGGATGCGCCTTTGTTACGCATGCTCGTCCAGCAATCTCTTTGATCATTTTTTGAATGCCATTTGCACTCATTGCTGTTCCTGGTCCCTTCAATCCGCAGATTATCGGTCCCTTTTCGTGCGGCTTAAGCAGAAGATAATTATCGATTGCGACCTTCGATCTTGCATTGACAAAAACGACTCTTTCTTTGTCACCTTTTCCAATGACTGTAATTGATCCATGATCCTGATCGTAGTTTTCCATTGCTAACTGAGTTAACTCAGTCACACGGCAGCCGGTCGATAGTAAGAGTTCTAGCGTCACTTTCTGCTTTGGTTTAATGCATGCATTTCTCATTAATTCGATTTCTACTGGTGTGAAGGCTTTTTTCAGCCTTTTCTCTACCTTGATTTTTTCAACACGTCGCCCTGGATCGCGTGCAATATACTCTTCCTCGAACAACCATTTAAAAAATCTACAGATAGCTCCTCTTTCGCGATCCAAAGTCGCAGATGATAAATGATCAACCATGTCTCTTTGAGCGATATAAAGTCTAATATCTTGCGTAGTTATATCTGAGTATGGCTTTTTCGCCCAACGATTAAACCGATCAATAGTCCGCATAGCTAACTCGATAGTTCCTTGAGCTAAACCGCGGAGTTTCATACTCACAAAATATTGCTTGTATGCAGCAATATCGCTCGATTCGTCGTATATGACCAAATCTCGGCTTTCCTTCTCTACACTTAAATGATTTAGGTTTATAGTCAGTACAATTTTCAATTTCTTTAGTTGGCTTGCTTCAAGTTCGGGTTCCATGTTCCTGACAACAGCATTAATAAACTGTTCTTTCAATTCCATGATTACCACCCTTTCAAAGGTCAGCTCACATACATATCAAATTGTTTTTCAACTTCTTCACGTATAATTTCCATGGGTTTTGAAATGCTAACAAACCATTCATTCGCTGCTAGTATTTCACTGATAATTTGTTCTTTCGGCGTTTGATTCGAGTATTCTTTTGGCATTGCCTGTACAAATATTCTTACTTGACGATCAATTCTTCTACGTTCCCACATTTTCATGTTCATACCTCCAGATAACGATATGACTTCCCAAATCTATCTGTTCCGTTGTTCCTTGCTAGATTTCGAATGGTTACTGGTGACAAAGTGGATCGCTGTCCTAATTCATCCTCAGTTCCAACCATCACAATCCGGTTATTGATACTCACTTCAATTTTTTTCTTTGGATGTTTTGGCAACTCTCGCCATATTTTATTGCCGAGTTTTTCTGCTTCGCGTTTAATATCTTCGTCATACCAGTAATTCGGATGAGCCATCAACATTCGAAATCGCTCTTTGTCAGTAATTTTCACGTAATCTCAACTCCCTTACACGATCAACGCCGCTTTCTGTCATTCGGATGGTCCTGACTGCTCCTGGTTCGATATTTAACAAGTTCATGGCTTTCAACTGCCATAAGTATGAACTTACTGAGGATGTTGATGGGATACCTGTATTCTTTGATATTTGACGGATCGTTGGTGGATATCCCTTTTTCGTAATAAAGTCATCAATGAATAGCAACACTATTTCTAACCGCTGCCGTTTTATCTGTCTCATTCTCGAACCTCTTTTCTTTTGGATGTAGGCATATTAAAAGGATAGTGAACGAATCCGCCGCGTTGTTTTTTTGCCAGTTCAATTACAATTCCCAGTTCGTTGGCGACGATCTTCGCTTTCAACCGAAAATCTTTCGTTTCCATGCCTTTGACATCAACAAGTCGAACTAGCTTCCCTTGATCATAAAACGCATAATCGGCCACATACTGAGTTTTTTTGATTGTCCATGGATTGATTTTTAGCGTCGGAAGAATATCCAATCGTTCCTGTAATTTCAACTCATAGCTATGTTGTCGTGCATATGCTATCGCGATCGGATAATAATCAGCCTCAGCAATCGAATCAAACGAGTGTCCGTGACGAAATACTTTTTTGTTTCCGTATTTCGATTTTTTCTGGTATCTCATGCAGTCACTCCTTACCCAAGTACTCTTGTAATTTTCTATCAATCTCCGCTTCTTTTTCTGGAGTGAGTGGTACTTCTTTCGGTGGCTGCTTAATGTGTTCTGGTAAAGATTCAACACGTCCTTTAGACTTCTTTCTGCCCTTATTTTCGAAGCTAACATCATCGGCTTTGACTTGATCTATCGTGTTAATATTTTTCGCTGCCCAATTTTTCATGATTCCAGCAGCATAGCGATAGCCTTTTTGGTCAAAGTTGGCTCGCTTCATGGCCTCGCAAACAAGCTCAGCTCCCAAATCATTAACCCAGTGGTTGATATCCTGAACAATGACTGGATTAATCACCCCAAACATTTCTTGATAGAGCCGAACAGGATTAGTAGCAGGCGCAGCGGACTCTTCTGCTGTTGCTGCTGATGGTTCTGTTGCTGGTTCTGATGATGATGCTGGTTGCGATATCGTATCCATAGGGTATCTATATGGTATCGATACAGTATCAAACTTAGACTTTTCAGTTTTTATAGGGTATTCAAAATCTTTAGACCTCATGATGACTTCTGATTCAAATTCAGGTGTTTTGATCCCTTTTAATTCTTTATCAATCACAGCAGCTACTTTGGGTGATCGCGCTGAGTTATATTTCAACCAATTTGTTATCATTATTTCGTTATTTGATTCGTTAAACTTTATCTTCCCGTCATCTTGGAACTTAGTGATAATCTTTTTTATGTCATCATTGGATAATCCAGTCTCAAAAGGAGCGTATCGCCAAGAGAAAACATAAACGCCACATTGAGTGGTTCGATCATTAGTGGTTAAGTACATCCAAAAAAGCTTTTCTTTGATGCTCAACTCGCCAATCCAATCATCTTTCCAAACGGTCGTGTGTATTTGCCTATATATGGCCATGACTAACCCCTTTCATCATTATTAAGAGGGAGAAAACTCCCTCTATTAAAATGGGTATTCATCGTCTTTCAATGGTGGCTGCTTATCGTTAAATAGAGCAGTTTGATTTTCATTGGTCGGTTTTTCATTAACCTTTTCTGCTTCTTTTCTATCAGTTTTGATTGGCTCAGCTTCATTCAATGCGGTCTCTTCAATCAAGTCGTCATTATCATCAAGTCGAAATACTTTTTCATCGGAAGTCACTGCTGTCTGCATTTCTACCGACAAGATTCCCCATTTAGCAAGAAGATTACGTAGTACCGTTTTTATGGCCATCGAATCATAGTTATCTTTCCAAGCGCCTGTTAATTTTTCTTTATCGTAACCTTTAGCATTTTTAATTCGATGAGCTTCGATTTCTTGTTTCGTCCAATAAACTGTTTTTTTAAATCCATTCAATAATTCGAAGAAACCTACATAACCGATGACTTTATCTGAAGCCTTGGCTGAATAATCAAAAATAAACTCTTCTGTGAGGGGATTCCATTCAATCAATTGACCTTCATACACTTCGAAAGCGGTCAATGCGTTGTACTGCCCAGAACGTTGGGCGAGTTGAATATATCCCTTGTATCCTAGTATGAATTGCGCTTCATTATGTGTGACCCAGTCTTTTCCAACTTTTTCTTTTCTATTAAATGGAACGACATATGCATAACCTAAATTCTTATCAATGGGTAAATCCATGGTCGCAGCTTTTAATGCAGAAGCAATAATTGTCATTGGTTCTGCATTTGAAAGATAGTTGTCTCCTCCAACTAAAGTCATCAATGATCCCATGAAGGAATCTGACTTCTCATGGAGAATATCCTGAAACTTCTTTTTCATAGTTGGTGTATTCATTAATGCTTTGAACCCTAATGATTGAGCGCTGACTTCTTGCGATTTCTGTTCGCTTAACTGATTTTTTAAAGTATCATTTGTGGCCATTTATTTGATCTCCTTTTCAGCTAGTCGTTTAAAACTAGACGTTTTGTAAATACTAGAATCTTTTACTACTTCTGGATATTTCTCAGCTAACAGCTTTTTATCAAGTGAAGTCCGTTCTTGTGACTTCCACGAAACAATGAATTTAGGGCTTATACCGACCACTGCATCATTTTTTCCAAGTTCCGATTTTATTTGGTTATCGATCTTCTTAATCTGAGTCTGAATTTCCTTTTCTGATTTCTTTAGGTCCCGTTTACTTTCGATCAATTCGTCATATTCGCTAGATAAACTGATTTCTTCGGTTCCCTCTGTTGAATAGTGATTCTTTATAAACTCGGCGGTAGCGTCGCTACCATCGATAGGAGGTTCCATTCCTGTAATAACATTGATTTCCCAAAATTCGACTAATCGTTCCGTAATCATGTCAATCAATTCTTGATCCCGTTCTATCTTTTTCCAAATGAACTTTTGTCCACCAATTAAGACAGCGATGTACGCGAAATCTCTATTTAAAACATTCATGTAATGTTGTATTTGACAAAGATAGCTCATGGGAATCTCTTCGCCATCCCATTCTTTTGATAAAAAGCTATTCGCTGTTTTACATTCTAAAATGGCGTTTTCACCCACAACATCCCGATCGATATTAGCTCTCAAAAATGGATGCAACGCGTGCTCAAATACTTGATTGCGACGCCGAACTTTTTTTCCAGTTCGTTCGGTAAATTCTTTTGCGACTATTTCTTCTAAAACATTTCCCCAATAGGCTGGTTCGCTATTTGATTCATCCAGTTCTACTTGTCCTGTTTTCTCTAGCCATAGTTGATAAGGTGATTTCCACTTATTCAATCCAAGAATAGTTCCAACATCAGACCCACCAATACCTTTTCTTCTGTCTTCAAGCCATTCGTAGTGAGTCATTTCGATTGTTGATTTTTTCACCATCATCACCCCACCCTTCTAAATTATCAGGAGAGTCTTTGTCAGTATTTTGTGATACATTTACAAAAATATGACTATCTGGATCTGCCATTGCGGTATCGTAATTAAACATGATATAATCCTCCTAGAATGTTATTCCATTTGAGACTTACTTTTGCTTGCAGGCTAGTAAGTCTCTTTTTTTGTGCGTTGTTCGTATTCTTTCTCGTCGTAGATCATAGTAGTTGGGATTAAAACGCTTGCTGCTGCTATGCAAATGATCATTACTAATATTTTTAATGATTGGATTGAGCTTAATTGGAGCATTATAATTAAGCCTGCTACAAAAGTAATTCCTAGCCCTCTTACAATTTTGATATTTCTCATGCTCTCACCTCATAGTTTCTAGTTGTGTTACGTTCTTTCCATTCCATTGCAACTTCAAAAGGAATCCGAACAGATTCTTTAGTTCCACGCTCTGTTGGTGCTGTTTTTTCCATAGGTAAAGGATCAAATTCCCGATCTGTCATTTTCTTAATCCAACCAATTGAATATCCCCACCGTCTTGCTAACTCTGATCGGCTAATCATTTCTGGATAATTCTTTTTAACTTGAATCTTATCGTTTCTAAACTGAACTACTTTAGGTTTCTCAACAATCATATTCATTCACCTTTCATATACTTTTTAGTCACCCAATGTGGCATCCGTTTGGAAAAAGCTTCAGTGATTGTCATTCTAAGAATCTTAAGTATTGAAAACACGATAGAAAGTTCAACGACTATTTCATCTAAAAATTCCATTACGTATTTTTCTAAGTCTTCTTTGTCTTGATCATTTAGCGGTTCAAGTTTTGATTTGATTAGTAGAGCTTTTGCTCTTTCTCGTCTTTCTTCTCTTTGGATAGTTTCTTGATCTTGCAAAAAATCAAGCTCTGTTGGCGTTAGTACTTCGGAAACTTTTCCATCAAGAGCTTTCAAAGTACCTAAATACTTATTACTAATACCTGATGCAAACACGTCATCTCCGACAGCGTTATTAATATCTATAGCTTTATTAACTGGAACTTCTTGCGTTCCTTTCGTGTAACCATTCAATGTTGAAAATGGAATGTTGCTTTCTTTAGCGACTTCTTTTTGTGAAAGATTTCTTCGTATCAGCAAAGCATCTAATTCACTTTTTAAAGCGACTCGCATCATTACGATCCCTCCTTAAATTTTTTCATGAATTTGTCCGAATTAGGTTTCAATAATTTCCTAATTTTAGGTTTGAAACAAACAGATTAACCAAGTGTTTCGTCTTTTTTCGAATGTATCCCGATTTTGTTCTAACAGTAAAAATAGTGTCCAATAACGAAGCAAACATGTTTACAATTAACTTATGAAATAAGTTGAGGAACACTTTCGAATTGCCATTTTGAATTGATGAAATCGAAAATATCTTGTGCTGTTTCATCATTTGATAAAAAACGGATTAGCATTTCATCGGTGCCGCCTGGTTCCATAAATATTGAACCTTCTATCCCAGGCTTGACGTCAAATTTTCTTTTAAGTGCTGGAACTAGCATTTCAATATATTGGTCTAAAAAGCCAGATGCTATTGTTGCTTTGATCGTTTGTGGTTTGTCTTTCATTTTGAAACCTCCTTCTTTATAAAAATAATTATTAAACTTAAAGTTTAACTTCTTCTCCTAAAAAATCGTATACTGATACATTCAAGATATCGGCTACTCTCACAGCTACATTAAATTTTAATTCAGTTTTCCCATATTCGATGTTTGCGTAAGCTTGTGATGAAGAAAAACCTAGTTTTTTTGCAATATACGCTTGAGTAATGCCTTTATCTTTCCGGATACTTCGCATTTTTAAATATGCATCTTTTGCGATTTCCAAGCAAATCAACCCCTTTCTATTAAACTAAACGTTTAACTTATGAATTAAGTATACTTAAACATTTAGTTTAAGTCAAGGGCTTTGTTATACTTTTTGTTTATTTTTTTAAATATATGGTTGAAATGATTTATAATAAATTAAACGAGGTGATTAAATGAAATTGTCTGATGATAGATCATCCCTAGCAAAACGTCTTGAATCGTTAAGGGAACAGAACGGATGGACAAAAACATTAGTGGCAAACAAGTTAGGTTTAAAAAATATGGCTACTTATGCTAATTGGGAGTACGGAACGAGAGAACCAGATTTACAATCTTTAAAAGACTTAGCTTCTATTTATAATGTAAGTGTTGATTATCTTGCTGATGGTACTTCTTCGTCGGTTAAGGACAAACCTACAGATACCGATCTTGATAAAATGTTAGACAGCGCTATGAGTTTTGACGGCGAACCAATAACAGATCATGATCGAGAAATTATTCGTGCATACCTAAAGGGAAAGTATGGAAAATAAAGAGGAGTGCTGACATGAAGGAAGTTGAAGCGCTTCTCGAAAAATATGGAATTACTTTAAAATTATTTGATTTAGATAAACCTGGTTGTTATATATCAGAAGTAAAAACAATGTTTGTCTGCAAGGGATTAAACGATTTCGAAAAGATTAAAGTGATTTTACACGAAGCTGGTCATGGAGTTTTACATGATGACTTAAAAGAAATTTATAAAATCGGGAGATTTCATTCAAAAATGGAATATCAAGCTGATTGTTTTATGATAAATGAACTTGTAAGAATTTATATATCACTTCTTGATATAGATATACATGAGTTCAATTTTATGCAGTTTATAGAACAAAATAATTTAGATATGAGTTATCAAGACTTAATAAAAGAAATCGCTTTCGAATATGCGTATCAAGAATCGTATGGGTAAAAATACTGGCGACTATCACTACCTGCCATAAGTGGGAGTAAAATTTGAATTTATTGGAGGGGTTTTAATGCAAGACTTTATGGGTATTATAATGACTATGGGCTTTTTAGTTCTGATTGTCGGAATCGTTATGCTTGTAGTTGCATTACTAAAGAAAAAGAATAAAAAAGTTAGTCTTATTGTTTTAGGAATATCCTTTATAGTAATGGTATTGGGTGCAATAGGCGTTGGAGTGACCGCACCAACTGAAACGGCTAGCAAGTCAAGTTCAGAATCAGAAATAGCTACTTCTGTAAGCGAAAGTGCTGAAACGGATTCATCATCTGATGAACTTGACGATGAATCTACTTTTGACAGTGAATTTGAAGAAGAATCATCAGTTCCTACCGAAGTGAATATTGCTGATTATAATACAGGAATAACTTACGATAACCTAGCGAGAAATCCTGAAGATAATGAAGGGAAAAAAGTAACTTTGTCGGGAGAAATTGTACAAGTTGTTGAGGGTGATGATTATACGCAGTATAGACTAGCAGTGGGACAAGATTACGACAATATGGTGTTAATTGAAATATCTAGCGAACAATTGACTAGTCGTGTTCTAGAAAATGATTTAGTTACAATTTATGGTGAGTCAAGAGGAGTTACTGACTATGAATCAACCCTAGGTGGGCAAATTACCATTCCGGCGGTAACTGTGGACAAATACGAAATTACAGGCAAAGCAGAATAATAATCCATCGATACTCACCACAGAGTGAAGTTTGATCTCTATCTGAAAGAAGGTGAATCGAAATGTCAGATGAAGAAATTAGAAAAGCTGCTCACGATGTAGCGATCATTTATTTAGGAAAAGTGGACTTAGATCACAAATCTGCCAAGCAAGTAGCTAACTACTACGTGCAAGCGAAAAAAGACATTGAAAAAGTCTTACGAGAAAAAGATTAAGATTAGCCTTCGGGCTTTTCTTTTTAACCGCCAAGCGAACATACGTTTGGATTATATTGACAATAATACGATTAAAGTCCTAATTAGAAGTATTGTGCGTATTGAATACGGACATTTATGAATTTTTCTCTAAATAATCCGAAAGGAATGATTTTATGGCATCTATAAAACCATACAACTTAAAAAGTGGCGAACTTAGATATGAGGTCTTTATCTCGAATGGTATCGATCCTGGGACCAAGCGACAAAATAAAATCCACAAAAAAGGTTTTAGATCTTGGGATGAAGCAAACAACTATGCAAAAATAACTGAAGGTGAAATTGCAAAAGGTGATTATCAAAAAAACGATGTTAAGTATATGACAATCGAACAGTTCTTAAAAATATGGATTACTGATTATAAAATGAAAGTAAAAGAAGGAACCCGCATTGTTCATCGTGAGAATATTAGAATGTACATTAAACCATATATTGGTAAATTTAAGTTAACGAAGTATTCTCGTGCTGATCACCAAAAGTTTATTAATAAGCTTTTTACTCTCGAAGGAAAAGGCAGAAGTCAAAAAGGTTTATCTTATAATACAGTGCAGTCTGTTAACGCTACCCTTTCGAACGCATACAGAAAAGCAATTCATCTTGGTTATGTTAGCGAAAACCCAACGCAATTTGTGGAATTCCCGTTAAAACCAAAAGCTCCAAAGGTCCCACCCCACTACAGCGCTGATGAAGTTGATCAGTTTTATGAAGCTGCCAAAAAGGAACATGAACCATTTTGGTATCCTTTTTTCTTACTGATTTTCGATTGCGGACTTAGGAAAGCTGAAGTGATGGCTCTTCGTTGGTCAGACTTCGATTTCACAAAAAGTTTTGTGAGTGTGGAACGTGAGCGATTATATAGAGCTGAAGCTGGCGCAAATAAAGATGCGATTATTATTGACGAAACCAAGACTCCCTCTGGAGAAAGAGATCTACCGATCACTCAAAGAACAAAATTTGCTTTAATAGAGTTTTATAAATACTTTTACGACAAAATTGGGATCACCCCTTTACAGAAAAATAATTCTGATTATATCTTCATTTACACAACTAGTAGTTCAAAAGGAAAAATTGTTCGTAATCGTTCGGTGAATGGCGCTTCTGTTCGAATTGCTAAAAGAGCTAAGCTACCTCCAATCAAAGTCCATGACGGACGTCACACATTTGCTATTCGGATGAGGCAAGCTGGTGTGGATTTAGATGACATAAAAGATTTGTTAGGTCATAAAGATATTTCTACCACTCAAATTTATGCTTCGGTCACTCCAGAAGTGAAAGAACGATCGATGAAAAAGTTCGAAGAATATCTCGAAGAGCAAAAGAAAAAGCACTCATAATTGAGTGCTTTTCTAGTTCACTATCACCTTTTCTATCACTAGAAAAGCATCGATGCAAACATGTTACTATCACCAGTTGTTATTAAAACAGCTAGAAACGGCGTATTATAAACGATCGTTTAATTCTTTAGCTAAATCTTCAAAGCCTGGTTTTCCAAGTAGGGCAAACATATTTTTCTTGTTCGTAAACCTTGATTCATTAATTTTATTGAAGAAAGAATCTCATTATATCAAGGTTTTATCCCTAAATTAAACCTTCATAGAATGCACAAAAAACTATTCACTATCACCAGTGCTATCACCATCAAATATCTATCTTTCATGCTTTACTTATCGAACATTTGTTCGTATAATATAATTAACAAAATTGAGGAGTGATCGCATGGAGTCAATGACAGGTTTAGTTAGCAAAGTTAAAATATTAGAGTTTTCTGAACGTCCCCTCGTCTATTTTAAGCTTGATGATACTAGCTGTTTGATTGCTGGTCACTCGTTGAATTTTCTTGCAGATGTAGAGGATGGAATGCGGATCGCTGTTGCTGGCGAGTACAATAGTAGGAAACAGTTCGTGGTGAAGAAATATGCGGTGATTGGCAAGACGAAGATTATGATGGAGTTTGAAATGATGAAAATATAAAAATAAACCCTCTACAACCAACTAAGGCTGTAGAGGGTGTTTGCTTTTAGTATTTGAATCCTTTTATATGTGCCGGATTAATCTTTACGTCTTTCGCTTTACCCATCTCCTGAATTTCTTTCAAGACGATTGGTGCGTCTGTATTGTTGAATCCTTCCCCTTTAACGCGAACGTCATAGGTTCCATAAGAGTTCGCTTCTGCATACGTCTGCTGGTCTAATAGCACATCCTTCAAGAAATTGCGCATGTGGCCTTCCATCTTCTTGCTTTGCTCATCATTCAAATTCCGTGCCTCGATCTTGATTATAGGTTTGTCTCCATCAACGATCGCAATGTTTTGCTGCATGTAGCCTGGATAGTATGTTTTAAGCTCTTGCTTCAAACGATTGACCGCATTCTCATACTTCCATTTTGAATCGCAAGTGATAACCAGCGTATAGACTTTGTTCGGCTGCAACACACGTTTCACTTGGTCACGAAGCAACGTCCAGGCGTATTTCGTTTGAATACGCTGAACCATTTTTACCGCCTGATCTTTGGTGACATTATCGATCGCAATACCATTCTTATTTCCAGAAGGTTGAGGCTTAGGTGCTGGTGCTGAAATTGGATTCGGTTTAGGCGTGGACTTCAACCGATAGGCATAAAAATAAGGACACCCAGCCATTACCCATCGTTGATCATGATTGGCAATAATTGTTGTATCCTTCCATCCTGTGCATTCTATCCAATTTTGATTATCTAGGGCAATCCCTGTGTGACCGCCGGCACCGGCAGAGTAACCCTTTTTTCCCCAAATAATTACATCGCCGCGTTGCATTGGAAAGTCTGTATTTTCTGCGATCTTTTCATACCCTAGCTTTAGAAGATAGTCATGTAGTGTTTCAGTGCTAGGAATATATCCATAGTTAAAACCACCAGATTCACGTAAAATACGATAAACAGAGCCTGAACAGTCGCATGTACCATCTGTGTAATAACGAGAACCATACATGCTGTAGTAGCAATTATTTACAAATTTTTGAACTACAGCTAATCCTTTTTCGATGTTAATAGCCATTATTTTTTCTCCTCTTTTTCTTCTTTGACGTTTTCGATTTCTTTTGGTTGAGGTTGCAGACCAACATTTTTATCATCTGATTTTTCGTAAAGTTCCTTCGCTTTTTTCATATCCATTTTTATTTTTTCTCCTTTTCCAGTGACTTATAACCCATTGCATTCTCGCTATCCGAAATCCCTTCAGTCGTTGGGTCTTTAACCACACCAACTAAAGCCAAAATTAGAAAAACAGTATTGATAACTTGAGTCAGTTGATCATTGATCACTGTGTAATCCCAATTAATCCCAAAGACTGCCAATACTTGTTGTGCCAATAAAAAAATCAGCCCCAAAAGGCTGATCACGAAAACTTTGCTTTGTAACCGAATTTTCCAATTAATCTTCATTTGATTACCCCCTAAAAAATTTCAGTAATTCCATCAAGAATGCGAAAACAACACCAGCTCCGCCGCCTATTCCCAAAATCATTTTCCACATGTTAGTTTTGTCAATCACACGTAATTCGTGTTTGTGCTCTTCTTCTTCTTTGTTACGATTAAGAACTTCTCTCAAAATTTCAGCATTTTGTTCCGATTGACGAGTGTTTTGCTCTCTTAAAAACCGGTTTGATTCATCAACACGGGCAAGCCCCTCATTCATCGTCTTTTGCATTTCTAAGGTCACATCATTTAATCTGCTCAGTTCTTTATCATGCTGCTTTAGCCTGTCTTCGTGCTGCTGAACCTGTGCTTCTAACTCCATCCCCACATGACTACCACCTTCCTACATAAAATAAATAGCCCCGTCAGAAAACGAGGCTAAAAAAATAAAGCTTACTCAGCTTTACCAACGATCTTATTCGCTTCTTCATCCGTAATACAAATCGGCACGAACTCGCGTACTTGGTCCTCAGTGAAACAACCCCAATCGAACATCATTTTTACATCGTCAAAATTAAACATATTATTTTCCTCCTTATTCGTTTTCAGTAGTTAATTGAGCTTTGATTTCAGCAATGTCTTTGCTATTTTGAATTGATGCTAACATTGTTTTTGAATTGATCTGAGCTAAATTGTCTGTTTTTTGTTTCAATGTAGTGTTCTCTTTGACTAGATTAATGTCATTAAGCATTAGTTTCGCATTTAGTTCAGTCATTTTTGTTTGTTTCTCAGTTAATTGAATATTTTCATTTTTAACAGTCGTGTAGAAGTTTTCTAGTAAAGCTAGCTTTTCAGTGTTAGCCATGAATTCAACTGGCTTCCACACGTTTGATTTAACGTCAAAGAACTGTAGCATTTGATCACGAGCGGGATCAGGAACGACTTCCGTGTATGGAAATTTCACTTCGAAATCCTCTTTTACTTCTGTTTGACTGCATCCAAATGGATACAAAATTTCGTAAATTGTTTTCATTTTTTTCCTCCTATTCTTTCCCTGCCCAATAAACGCCGTTGCAGGTGAACCATTCGCCGGCTACGAAGACACTGTTCGCTTTTATATTTTTAGTCCCCTTTTCCACAAAAATTCCTTTGGCGCTATTATTTCCAATGTGACCAACGAGTGTACCATTGTTGATAGTTGCAATCATTGAATCTGGTAATGACGAACTAATCATCGCGACATACGCAACATCCGTTTTAAACTTAATCGACCCTTCAACTACGACTAATGAGCCATGCAAAATAAAACATAATTTACCTTCGGCAATCACACTCGACGTTGTTGAGTCAAGAATAAACACACTGTGATCATTCTTGCTCACAACCAAATCATCATTAATCATCAATCCATCTTTAAAGTTCTTGATTCCACCAATCGTCTGATTTCCAGCAATCGTAACAGCTTTTTTATTAATCTGTTGTGCAGTTCTGAGCGGTGTCATCGTTTTGGCGTTATCCGTTCCTGTTTCGGCCTCTAGCTGAGTCGCAAGATTTTCTACGTGATTGGCCGCGATTATAGACTCGATAATTGTTTTACCGTTTGCTTCAATTTCAACGATTAAACGTAAATCTTTCACTTCTAATAATGCAGATGTTACACCATCTGATATCGCACCAGCGTCATTAGTGCCATTTCGTTTAGTCGTCGCATAGACCGTCAAAACGCCTGTTGAAGATAATTGATCTAGTTGCGTAGCAGTCAGTGTTTTTGATATTTCTACAAACTCAGATGTTTGATTGTTTACTAAAAATTCTGACGTTCCATCGGTATATTTTAGATATAGTTGACCATTTTTCGAAGCATTAGCACCACTACCTCTCAAAGTAGATTTAATAGTGACACCTTTTTGAATTGATTTAAAGCGTGTAATTTTTTCAGCATCAGTTGTTGTTTTCCCGAAAATATCAGGATATCGATTTGCAAATACTTCAATAATTTTAAAAGGCGTTTCAATCTCAGCTCCACGCCCGACGATTTTAGTCTCTGCTCGAACAATTCCATCATCTGAAAGTAAGTCTTCATAGTCTTTTTCATTGAATGGAACCATGCCGCCGTTAATCGGTGTTAGTCCGCTGTCAGCTTGCGAAGGTGTCCATTCGTCCATTGCTTCGAGTGATCCATTGATTAGTTTTTCCTCACCATACCTTACTGTTGTAGAAATAGTTGAGTTGGATTTTACGAGCGGTTTAACATAAATATTTGTGTATTCCTCCAAAACTGTGACTTGTACCATCGATCTACCGATAGACCCTTTTAAAACTGATGATCCATTGAACGAAACATACGTGTTGTCACTCTTTTTACATGCTAATTGGGCAAATACATCAGCAGTCCCTGCAGTGTTATCAATTTGAACGGCGTAAGTTACTAGATCATTTGGTTTAAAAAGATTGCTGACAACTAAATTCGTTTCTTTATATTGTGTTTGAATAAATGTTACTTCACTTAATGTTGAGCTTGTTCCGTTCCGTAAATTAGGCTGTCCGTGAACAACCCCCACGTCTTCGGCAGCGGGATAAAAAGATTCAATATTCATAATTTCGGTCTTAGAAACAATGATCGCTTTAATCCACATTTCACCGGTAGTGTAAAATGTCATTACTTCATTGTCGGTGGTTCCCGTACTTTCTACGCCGACCCACGTGTAATTTTGTGTCAGTGTCGCTGAACCTCTTTTTTTGTCGAAACCTAATTGAATTGTTCCTGTTCCTTTTGCCAATGCGTAAAAGAAAAATTTTTCATTGGCTTTTGTGGAATAACCGTATTTTAATCGTTGGTCAGAAGGTTGAAAGACACCCGTAACTGTACCATTATTTGATTTAGCATGAACAACGTCGTCTACAAACTCAGAAAGATTTCCCGCTGGTTGATGATAAGACCAATTTGTTATACCGTTTTTGAAATCCCCGTTTAAGATAATATTCGTGTACGGCAAATCCTTAACAAACCGACTCGCCATTCCCTCAGTTCCATTAACCAACAATTCTTTTTTCAAGATTGTTGACTCAGCGCCACCTATCTGATCGATCACGTTTGCGGAACTTTCGGCTTTGGTAAATACATCATTATCATCTAATTTTTTTCTGATTTCAGCGATTTTAACATTAACTGTTGCTATATCATTTTTGACTTTAGTTACATCTGTAGTCAGACTATCAAGTAATGCTTTAGCTTCTGATTTAATAGTATTAATCGTTTGATGATACTCATCTATAATCTCGTTGAAACCTTGCCAGTAATAATCCTCTAATTCAGGCGTGTTCAAATCAATCGGGCTTCGCTTGATGTCAAAGGTAAAACGTCCAGCGGTATCTAATGAGCGTGAATCAGGCAATTCAATATAAATTGAACCAGTGACACGCCCGACATAGCCTAAAATATTGTCTTCTAAAACAATCGACACAATTCCGTTTATCGCATCTTCGATTACCGCATGATAAATGTGGCGGCCGCCAACAAAATCTAAGCAAATTGGAACAATTGTTCCTTCGGACAACGTTTGATTAACATAATCCTTTTGCAGTTGAAAAAGCATTTTAGCGGTACCTTTGTCATGCGACCAGAAAACCACTCCAGTTGGAATAGGAGTGGTCGCTTTTGCCTGAATGATAATGATTTCTTCATTTGTTTTAAACATTAGGACAACACCGTCCCTTTAGTAATAATTAATCCATTACCCTCAGTTTTTGTTGGAGTCGCAGCCACAGAAGAAAGATTCGAAGTTCTGACAGTCGCGGTACTAGAAATAACCCCAGTTGCATTTCCTGAGCCATTGGGACTAGCAAAATTTAAATCAGACATTAAGTATGCTTTGGCAATAATATTTTGATTAACAAACATACAATCGTATACAGACATTTGACCGTTACCGCCAACATAAAGAGCATTATGTTCAAAAGATTTTGTATTTTCTCGAAAGCCGCATCTGTTAACTGAAAGATAGCCCCCTTGCTCACAGACTACAGACATTTTAGTAGCAAAAATATTTCCTGCATTTACTTGGTCAACGAACTCTAACCCATACAAATTAAAATATCCTTGACAGTACAGAAATCCAATTGATCGTACTTTGACTGGCATAATGTTTGTTTTAATATCTAGACTATCAACATTTTGAATCGATCGAATGTAAATGGATGCAGCTGAACAGTTCGAAATGCGCACGTCCTCTAGATAGGTTCCGTCTTCAATGAAAATAGTTGTATTCGATCGATTAATTAGAGGAATTTGATTGACTGCAGTTTGAATTGTTCGAAACGGTTTCTCTTGTGTTCCGTCACCAGCAACATCGCTTCCACGCTCTTTTGAAACATAAATTGCAATATTTGATCCCGCCGCATTATAGAGCATTCTGACAACTTCGTTTAATTGCGAAAGCTGGTCTTTATTATCTGAGATTTGTTTATTCGCTAATTCGATATCCAAATCATGCGCATTCTCAACGTTAAGTAGGCGGTCTTCCAAAGTATCGAATGTTTCACCTTTATTATTCACACGCGCATCCACAATTTCGTTCGGTGAATCTCCACCACTCTGAAGGACAAGGTTAGAAATTCTTTTATTCGTAACATCGATTTTCTGGTCCTGATTACGAGTTATTCCGTTTAAAATATCCACGTTGTCATTAAAGGTTTTTTTCCATTCTGTTGAAATCCGATTTTTAATGAGTTTTAGTAGTTCCACTAAATCACTCCTTTCCTAGCTAAGTTTGCTAGTATTGATGTCATTGTTTTCTTCGTATTTGATAGCGTGATTTCAGGCGGTTTATTAGGCAATGCAGGATAATGAGTTATACCTACCACTCGTATAAGCGAATTAATATTTAAAGGCTCATAGATAAATGGAACTCTATCTCCTTTTTCCAATTCAATAACCCACTTTAGTGAGATTGAGCCAGAAATATCAGGAAAGTCATGTATCTCTTGCTTTAGCCGTGCAGACATATTTCCCGGTATTGTATATCTTTGATCCTCAACCGGATCTTGAACTCTAATACCATATTTCTCAGCCAGAGGACTTGTATAAGTTATTGGACTAAAAATATAGTTATCTTTATCATCCGTTTTACCAAAACCACGGATTTGAGTCTTTAAAGCAAACGTGTCAATATCAAACTTCACTTCATCAGTATTAAATTTATATCGGATTTGTTTTTCTGTGGTTTGTCCATATTCCTCTCTAGGATAGAACCTAAGGTGTTTATTGTCAGGAATAACTACACATTTGTAATCATCTATAACCTCATTAATAAGATCCAAATAGTTACCATTTCCAAAGTTTTCCTGCTCAACTTTACTAAATACACCGATCGGATCTATAACCTCCCAGGTAAAACCATTGTTTCCAGATTTGAAAATGTGTGATAAAACTTGATTAATTGCCAAATTTCCGGTCAGTGAACCATCATATTGTCTACAGTCCTGAATCGTATAGTAAATATGAGTAGCTGTCACATCCTTATATATTTTCGAGCCGGAAGCATAACTGGCCATTTGCTTTATTACAAAGCGTTGGCCATTCCAAATCAAAATGTTTTCGTAATCAATCAAATCAAAACTAATCCCGTTAAAATTTGTTCTTTGTATAGTAAAACTGACTTCCCATGTTTCATTTTCTTGCCAAGATTCATAGAAAGAATCCTTATCATAACCGATAAGGATTTCTTCTTTACTCTCTTCTAAATTTCTAACTAACAAATCAGTCATGATATCACCTACTTGTATAAATAACGAAAATCCCAAAAAGATTTAACGTTAGCTACATTTTGAATTTCTATTTCGTTGATCCCCTCGACTAGGGTGATTAATCCATGATTTGTATCAATGCCCCGACTAACACCGTTTAGTTTCGGGTATACACGATCTAAAGTGACTGTTTGACCTAAATTTGTAGAAAATTCCGGATAGTAAATAAAACGTTCGCCTGTCGTCCTATTAAAAATCGTCGCATTGCCCAGCGACTCACCTTGTAAAGTTATTTTTAAATACACTTCTCTAGGATCTACAGGAAAACTTCCAGCGTTATAGATAGTAAAACGACTAGTTTCATGAGTATATTTGTAATCGTCATCTACAAGTCCCTGACTGAATTGCCATTCATTATTCAGACTGAAATCAGATAGCGTTGAGGTAATCGATTCAGCGTATCCTTTAAACACATTAAAAGATACAGTGAAATGAGACATGAAAAACGCTTTTCTTGTAACCGATATACTGTCTAAAGACACCGGATAACGTTTTCCCGGCTCTTTCGAATAGATGAAATAGTACTCAGCTTCTCGAGAAAACAATTCTCTCAACTCGGTTTCTCTTAAAACGAGATCGTCTAAAGTCCTGACCTTTAAATCAAAATCAAGCATGATTGGAAATGAATCAAATGAATGATTAACTAATCTTTGACCGATGGATCCTTGAAATGATGTGAATTCATTTTTGGGGACTGGCATTCCAATGACAATTGAAGCAACTTTAATATCATGATCATTCGTCAAACAGTAATCACAATCGCTAAATCTTAATAAGACATCTGTTTTTACCATCTAAGCCCTCCTTGCCGTATATAGCTTACGTTTTAAAGTTCCCGCATTCGTTTGATCAACTGAATGTCCAACTTGTTTTCCATCCAAAATACTGTTCACTTTGACTGGTCTTTCGTTAATCTTATTTATTAACTGATTTAAATCAGTTTGAGTCACAAAGCGACCGGTTGAGTTATTGTTTGAAGAATAGTTTTGAGCAGAAGGTGTTGGCTTATACTGTTCTCTAGCTGCTATCGCCTTTTGAATCAACAAATCAGCGCTGTCCTTGGCAGGGTTGATAATAAATTCCTTAGCATAATTAGGATCTTCGCCGATCCATGCAAGCGTTGGTTTATCTACTTCTCCGCCGTTAGCGTACCAATGATTAGCTTTCCAAAAACTCAAAGCCCCGTTGGCTCCACCGTATCGTTCGTTTACGTAGTTTCTCATCCATTTTAACTGCGTAATCGGATTGGTACGCCAATCAGAACCAGCAGAAGCCAGTTTACTAGCTGGTAATGATTGGGGTAGCCCATATGCTCCGCTTGAAGCATTCACCGCTTGCGGGTTCCAGCTAGATTCATGATTAACAATATAATCGATTGCCGCATATTCAGACGGACTAAATCCGGCCTGTTTCATCCAATTTTGATGACCGCCGGTTGGTTTTGCGTTTGTTCCTCCAGAATTTGTATTACCATGATATATATCACCTGATCCCATCCGTCCAGAAATATGGACATGGTTGTCATGGTCAGTTGATCCCCAAGGGACCCATTTACCAGAAGTGCCTCCGTGGGTGTATCCCATGCGGTCACGAACCATTCCGTTAGTGATTACATAGCCAACTTCTTTCGGAAATTTTTCAAATGCATAGTTAGCTGCTTTCGTGTAAAGAGGACTTAGTATAGCTCCAGGAATTGCGATATCAATAGCCTGATGTTGTCCATGATGATACTGATCGCCAGGTCTATAGCCTGAAGAAACATAAAAGCCACTGCCAAATTTCCCGATAACTTTTTGAGCTACCTTAACTAAGTAATCATACACGCCATTTGCATTCATTGCACCGTCAAAACTACCTGATGCGCCGAATTCTTCTTGATATTGATCAAATAACGATTGAGCATATTTGATTACGCTGTCCTTAACCGTATTCAAGCCACCTTTAGCAACCTTGAATTCTGCTGAGTCTCCTAATGAGTCCAAAAACTTAGATATACCAAGCTTATCCGTGACAGTGTTGTAAAGTTTATCGGCTCCATCAAAGACAAAGTCTTCAACATTTTCAGCCTTCTCTTTGACCCAATCCGCTATGTTGTTGATCGTTCCCCAAACACCACTAGCATGAGCCGGCAATCCTCTAGTCATAGATAAGAACTGTTTAGAGGCTTCGTGTGGGAGAATCGATGTTCCGGCTTGTAAAGGTCGGATTTCAGGGCCTTGAGAACCAACTGCAAAAATACCTTTAGTGGGATGGTGAGCTAATTCGAATCCTTCTTCACCAACTAAAGCAATTTCATCTTCGGTTAATCCACTAGTCCCTTTTGCATGGGCGCCAAATTTGAAATTTTTGAGACCTTTGCCCCAATCCTTGTTCAGCCCGTTTATCAAACTACCTATTCCGTGTGCGATTGCTTCAACAATACTTGACAGATTTCTTTTTAAGCCTTCCCAAGATCCCTGAACAGTTCTTGATTCATTTTGTGATGCACCAATATGTTCTCTAGCTTGCTCTTGAGCGTTTCTTACAACTGAATTTTTTTGCGCATTAATTTCTGAACTAACCCTATTTTTTTGATCACGTGCTTTTGAGGTTACTTTGCTGAATTGGTCATTCGCAGCATTTCTAGTCCCATCACGTTGCTTTCTAGCTTCTTTGACAACTTTTTCGTACTGTTCTTGAGAAAGAGTACCTGTTTCATCACGTTGTCGTTTAGCTGCTTTAACAGTCTCTTTGTACTTTTTGTCAGCCGCATTGATAATATCGTCCCGAGCTTTTTTTGCTGGTTTGACAGATGCTTCGTAAAGTTTATCTGCCTCTTCTTGAGTGGCCTCTAAATCTTTTGCGCTTAACTTGCCTTTTTTCTTACGTAGTTGTTTAAGCAAATCTTCTTGTTCTTTAGCGCCGCTTTCGATTGCTTCGACAGCTTTCCCATTCATGGCAAATTGATCAGCGACATAGTCCTTAACAAACTGTTTTCTCAGTTTATTAAGTTCTTTGTTCTTTTTCTTTTCGCTCTTACTAGAATCGTTTTGAATTTCTTCAACCTTCTTGTAGTACTCGTTGACGGTCGTCTGCATTTTTATGAGCGCATCTTTTTTACTTTTTTTGGAGGCATCATTGTTTTCTTGTTCTTTTTTGAGGAGTTTATCAGCTTCTTTACGTGTCATAACCCCTTGTTTAACAAGTAAATCTAGATCCTTTTTGGATCTTTTTTGTTTGCTGTCATAGTAATCATCGATGTCTTTGCCCATTTCTTCAAAAAGTTTATCGGATTCTTTTTTTGCTTTTTGAGCACTCTTAGTATCAATTCCCATCTTAATAAGAAGTTCTTTATTTAACTTGTTAATTGCAGGGGTAATCTTTTTGCTGATTTTCTTTTCGTCTATTTCGACCTCGATTTCAGCTTTTGTTTTTTTGACTTTAGGTTTCAATGGTTTTCCGTTTAGAGATTCTTGCAAGCTCCCAACAAAGCCACTACCAAATTTCGATCCGGCAAACTGTCCTGCCGCGCCGCCTAATACGGTACCTATTGCGGTACCAATTCCTGGCGCTATCATCGTACCGATCGCCGCACCTAATTTAGCACCACCAAGACCGCCGCCGATACCGCCTAAAAATCCTCCAGCTTTTTCACCAGCAGATCCTTTTTTGAAAAGCTCTGGTACACTTGCTATCACGCTTATAACCGGCGTTAACTTAGCCAGTCCTGTCACTAAAGATCCTAATTTCGCTGCAATACCTGTTCCACCAACAGCTGCAGGCGCTACAGTAGCTGCCGTCTCCGTAACTGTTTGAGTCACTCCTGCTTTAGCGGCGTTTCCAAATCCTCCGCTTAAAAAGCTAGTGGCTTTTTCGACTGCAGTAAATTCAAGTAGAGATTTACGAGCTTGATTGATCATCGAAATGAATTCAAAACCTTTTTTCACTGCGAACATAGTCACAAGTGCTTTACCCAGTAATTCAACTTTATCTTTATTGTCATCTAGGTTTTCAATGATTTTATCCACCTGTTTGAGAGGATCTTTGATTTTTTTTGTATTATCATCGATCAAGCCGAACATATCTGCGACGGCAAGGAGAATATCCTTTCCTTGATCCCAAGCGCCTGAGACTAACGCTTTTGCTAAATCTTTAACGTTCCCTGTGATATTTCCAATCGTCGACTTGTTTTTGTCCAGATAAGAAAAGACGTCAGAAACATGTTGGAATAACCCGACAACAGAATCAGATGCGCCGTTGATTATACCTGTAAGCTTGTCTTTGCCTAAATGCTTGATAATATCATTAATTCCGCCAACGATATTCGCTTGTAAGTTCCCAATTGCGCCTTCAAAAGTCGTAGTTGTTTTAGCGGCTTGAATTGCGCCATCGTTCATTCCAAGTTGAGTAATCGCTTGGTTAAACTCATCGGCAGAAATCTCGCCTTTTTCCATTGCATCACGGAAATTACCTGTGTATGCACCGTTTTCAACCATCGCTTTTTGTAACACGCCTGATGCACCTGGTATTGCGTCTGCCAATTGATTCCAGTTTTCAGTAGTAAGTTTCCCTGCCCCAGCTGTTTGGGTAAGCATCATTGCTACAGCCTTAAATGTCTCAGCACTACCGCCAGCTTGGGCGTTTAAGTTTCCTGCTGCTTGAGTTAATTCGGTATAATTTTTAATACCGTTTGCCGCTAATTGAGCAGTTGTGTTAGAAACTGTAGAAAGGTCATATACAGTATCATCTGCATATTTTTGTACAATTTTAGTCGCTTCGTTGATCTCTTTTTCACCAAATCCACCTAGTTTCATAGTGGATTTAAATTTATCGATTGAGTCAGAAGCTTGTACAGATTCACCGATTAATTCACTAAAACTACCAGTGATTACTTGAATTGCATTAGAAGCAATGCCTGCAACGGCACCAATTGTCAGTTTATCTTTAAGGCTCATAAACTTCGATTCTGTTCTTTCTGCTGTACGTCCGAGCTCTTGGGTCTCGGTCTTCGCTTGAGTAGCATCTGCGTTCAATGTTGTATTCTTTTTGTCAGGAACACCCGCTATTTCGCTTTTAATAGACTTTATTTTCAGACTAGCGCCATCGTTATCAGCTTTCAGTTCAGTAATCTTGCTTTTGGGGATATCTTTCAAAAACGCTTTGGTTTCTTTGACATCCCTTTCTGCATCTGAATTATCGGCTTTAATAGTGAACTTAACTGGTTTATCAAGAGTTTGATCAACGTCCTTTTTCATGGATTTAGCAATTGTTTCAATTTTTGCTGTCTCGCTTTTGAACGAGTCGTCAATCTTTGATCCAGTATTCATACCTAGCTTAGTCAAAACATCATCCACAAAAGAAACATCATTCTTGAATTTAGGTAAATTAGCCAGCATGACATCAATGTTAATCGTTGCATCTGCTCCCATGTATGTACCTCCTCTCCTTATTTATTTGATTGTGCTTGTGCGGCTAACATGTCAAACATGCTACCAAGTTGATTGTCTAAGTTATCAACTGTCTTCTCAGATTCCAATGCATAATACTGTTGTAATTCCAACAGATTAGTTAATGCTTCCCCTTCTAAGCCAGCAACACTTCTTGATCTAATAGACAAAATACGTTGAAATTGAGTTTTCTCACTCAATCCTGACAATAACGATTTAAAGGTGATATAGTGCATCTTCCCTCTTTCTTTCAACAGATCTATTCCATAGTCCGCAAAAAAAGACGCATAGATTGCACCAGCGTCTTGCGTGTAAGAATATAATTTTTCGGGTTCTACACCTTCAAATTCCAAGCTGCCATCCTCAGAATTCCCATAAGGATTCTTTTGGATATAATTGCTGACATCCTCAACTAGTTTAGATTTTTGTTCAAAACTAAATTGCTTTGCCAAAACATCATCACCAAAATAGAAAAGATCAAATGCTTTATAGATTTTTTCGAATGATTGCAGTCGGTCATCTTCCAATAATTCATAAAACTTCAAGACTGTATCAAATGAAAGGTCTAGCGGGATCTCATAATCATCAATTAGAATACTCGTTTCTAGATCATCAATTAAATCAAACATTCTCGATCACTTCTTTTTATTGTTTTTATGACGATTACCGTAATGCTTGTCAGCTGCTTTCTTTCGTTCGACCATCAGCTTATTTAACTCTGTTTCTAGAAGTCCAATAATCGTGATAACGGCCTTTGTACTTTTACCGTAGTATTCGTAAACACGCTGGCCTTCACCTTTACCTAATACTGCATCCAAGGCTTTTAAAGCTCCGCTGCGCAAGTTTTCAAGCTCAATTTGAGTAAAGGTCTTAAACTGATCAGCTGTTGTTGTCTCAACTTCGTCCAGTTGTTCAAGTTTGTTCACCATATCGCGCAACTGAACACTCACTTCAATATTCGAGTAATCAGACAGTGCCTGATCTACTTCATCTGAAATAGTGATGTCATATTCTTTGCCAGCGATTTTAATTGTTTTAGTTAATGATAACTTTGCATCTAAATCAATAATATTATTGATGGCCATTTATGTTCCCCCTATTAAAAAATAAAAAGGCTAGCCATTTGGCTAACCTTCAGTAACTATTACAGTACATTTGGTGGTTTTTCCACCTGTTTTAGTCGTCACTGTGATATCTGCTGTACCAGCTTTAAGGGCTGCTACCTTACCAGTTGTGTCAACGGTTGCTACGGCTGTATCGCTTGATTTCCAAATCACTGTCTTGTCAGACGCATTTGCTGGTGAAACAGTTGCTGTCAATGTTTCGTTTGCCCCAACCACAAGTGAAGTCGTCGTTTTATTCAACGTAACTCCAGTAGGGCTAATTACTCCCCCGCTGCTACCGATTTAGGCTTGCCGTTGAATGCCATTGTGAAGCTGAACGTTTGTTTAGCATTCGCAGCTCCACCGAAAGGCACGATAGCCGTCAATGTAACCACAGCTTGAACTTTGTTGCCTTTGGCATCCGTCCATTGAGCTAGTGTACGTAACTCATCCCCAATAGCTAAGAATTTGGCAGCAACAAAATCTTGCGCTTTATCGCCAAACACTCGATGCCCAGCAATTGCAAAGGTAATGTTTTTACCAGTTACAGTGGAATCAGTGAAGCCTTCTCCATCGTAGTAAGGTGATGCATCTGTAGTGTCCGCTGCAGCCGGAGTAATAGTTGTGATCCCTGCTGCTAATGGTGCGAATTCAGCTGATGCGATTTGATCTAAATCTGTACTTCCTGAAGTATCGATTTCCAATTTGTTTTTAAAGTTTAGTAAAAATTCTTTACTATTTTCTGCCATTTAAATTTCCTCCTAATTTTTGAATTGATGAATTGTGATTTTGATGCCTAGCAAATAAGTTGAGTTTCCTTGTACATCCTGTTCACTAACGAAGGGCGTCTCGCTTATTTCAATACCTAAAAAGATAAAACTCCCATCCTCTGAATTAAGAGTAGAGAGTTCATCTAGGTGATTTGATATCAGCCATAATGTCTTATTGGCTTTTTCTTGATCTTTCGTGTTAAATCCGACTTCGTAGAGCATTTCTCGTTCTTTCGTACCGTCAAAGTATTCTTCAACTGTTCGACTGCCTGGCATAGAATAAACACAAAGCGTATCTTCGCCATCGAGAAACCCCATTGAGCATGGCATTGGAAGGCCCTGAATTGAATCTATTGAATCAGATAATCGTTCCCATAAATCCATTACAAGTTTCCTCCTTTGATAAATGCCCTACGCCAACTATCCATATGATTAGCTTTTGCTCTGAGGTCCCAACGTCGGCTTGTCCCTGGCGTTGTATAATTCTTAACTCTACTACCATTGACGATCCCTCTAAATTGAGGTTTAGCGTAAGGAACGGTATATGTGATTCGGTTCTTGTTAACAAATGATTTGTCTCTTAAATGTCCTTGCCGTTTTGGCGCATATAGGTTCATGTCTGGATGCATCTGAGCAGTCATATAGTACAGTGCTGAATTGATGTTCATCACTGACAACTTACGATCTACACCGTTTTTCTCGACTTTCACATGTAGCATTACAGCACCTCCAACTCGTACGAGTAGACTTCATTACTGTATGGATTACGGTTATCTATAATCGTTGTGATAGTGTAAGTCTCACCCTCAAAGTCAATCTCTGAACCCACATGCTTTTTATTGATCACCGGCATCGGATCCGATACGCCCCCAAACAAAAAAGCGATAGCATTCGCTACCACTTGTCGATTGTTGTTACTTCCGCTATAAACCGTTTGAGGTTGAAATATCATGTGTTTAATAATAATCGGTTCTGAAAATATAGGCTTTTGCCATTTGTCTTTTCCTTCTAACAACCTCAGAGTGATCGATTGATTGCAATATTGTTTTGGCATTAAAGGAATCATCGATAGTCAACTCCTTTATAAAGCAAACCTGTATAGATCAACTCGTTATAAGCCTCTGTTGCGACAATTGTTCTTCCGACCGTTGCTGCATTTGTACTACCAGATTCAATGCGCATCCGACCAACGCTAACACTAGCAGGTGAAGCATTTAGTAAGTCTGATAACGAAGCAACTCCAACTGACTTCAAATATTCAATTTGGACAGCCATTGCGATTTTGAACTTATCCACTCGATATTTAAACGTGTCATCAGATAAAGAATGTCTCATGTAGAAATCGCCTGTCACTCGATTAAGTTGACGTGCGGCACATTTTTCTAGATCATCAAACTCCGAAACTGGTACTTTACTGAATCCTAATTTTAAATATTCCTCATGCGTAAGATAGCTCATAACTGCCTCCTTTCAATTAAAAAGGATAGCTACTACACTATCCTTCGCTTGCTGCGGTTACCGTGACTTCACACGTAGCAGTTTTACCATTTACGGTTGTTGCTGTGATTGTAGCTGTTCCAGCTTTGATAGCAGTAACCTTTCCTTGCACTGGCGTTACTGTTGCAACCGTCGCATCGCTAGAAGTGAATTGAACTGATTTATCTGTTGAATCAGTCGGTGCTACAGTAGCAGATAATGTTTCTGTTGCTCCCACCGCTAGCGTAGCTGTTGTTTTATTCAAAGTTACGCCGGATGGGTCTACGCTTTTGGGGCTAAAGAGACAGACACGCCTTCTTTTTGTTGCTCTTTAATAAAGCAGTCATGATACAAACGATTTTGATACAAGTAGCCATCCCCTTGTGAATGTTCGCCTGGTGCAAACAAGAAGACAGTGTTTTCTTTGACGATTGGGATAACAGCTTGTTTAGCAACTACTAAGATATTGATGTCTTGCGCGTCAGCTGTAGCAGCGTATCCATCTGAAAAATTGTATTTTGTTTTAAAACGAGTGTCGTCCCAAACCTCGACTAACAACACACCGTCAAGAGAAGTAACACGGGATTCTAAAGCTGTTTGCCCAACGTTTTGATTCGTGATATTACGAGTGAATTCTTTAGAACGTTCCAAAGCATCCATTACTGTAGTGGATACAAATGCCACTAAGTTTTGTGGTCCAAATTTACGTGCTGGTAAAATAGCAGCTTTAATTGCAGAGTAAGCATTTTCCTCAGTAATTGTTTCTTCCTTAGTCTTGCCTGCGCCTACAGCTAAAGTAGAGAAACGGTAAGCATCAATTTCAGGCTGCACGTGTTCTGTAATAAATACATTCGAGATATTAGCTACTGCCAAATCTTGATTTGTTTCATCAACATCTTGTTTATCGATGTAGAATTCAACGTCACGATCTTGTCCCATCGTGTAGACTTTTTTATCGTTCCCATAAGTGCCGCTATTAAAGCCTTTGTTACGTGTGTGGTCTTTCAAACCTGATGTTGAAATAGTTGTTAGTGTAAATGATTTCCCACCGTTCACTAATTCGACTTGTGGAATACCTAAGATTGTCGTTAACAATCCTTGAGTGATCTTCTGATCGAAAATCCCATTGTCTTTTGTAATGTAATTAATTGCCATATTTTATTCCCTCCAAATTTAATTTTTGTTTGGTAAAACTCCTAATGCTTTAGCGAATGCATCTTCTTCACCGTTTTGACCAGAGCTAGGATTGCCTCCAAAAACGGCTTTTTTGCCGTCAGGATTTGCTGGAGTAGGTTCATTTGAGCCAAATAAATAGCCGTCACTCTCTTTGAGCGCAGCCAGTTGATCATCTAATCCTTTTAATCCTTCGTCTGTCAGTTCCAATGATTCGCCATCTAATAAGGCTTTAGCAGCCTTAATGTTTTTAGCTCCAGCTTGAGTTAGAGCCAAGTCAATCGCTGATGATTTTTTAAGATCAGCAATTTGTTGTTCAGAACTCGTCTTTGTTTCATCGAACTTAGATTGTAAATCCTCTAACTGCTTAGTAAGATCCTCATTTCCTTTAGCGCTTGCTTTGAAATCATTTAGCTCGTTTTGGTTTTTATCTAACTGTTCTTGATATTGAGTTGCCTGTTGTTCCGCGGTAGACAACCGACTATTCAATTCATTTACAGTTACGCCATGTAAAGCCATTACTGATCCAATCTGTTCGTCTGTTAAACCCAATTCTTTTAGTTCTTCTCGTTTCATTTCATTCATCCTTTCGTTGTTTAACGAGGCTACGCCCTCGATGGACTGAACAGTTTAACGCCGTATTCAGGGCAAAATAAAAAGTCCTATTTCTAGGACTGCATATCATCGATTATTTGCATTTTTCCAACTTCCATCATTCCTATTATCGGAAAAGTCCCTTCTTGGCTAAAAAATGTTTCAACTCTTCCGGAAGGGTACTGCACTGTAACGCATATTTGCTCGAAATCCTTAGCATCATCAAATACCCATTTCAGAAATTCTTCATTCGTTTGCCCACGTTCTTTTCTTCTTTTCGCTTCTTTAAAATCCAATTATTTAGCCTCCCCTTTAGAATCATTAACAACCACTCCATCAATTTCTATCTCCTTAGGTCTATATTCAAGAGATACAGTGGGATATTCAAAAGCACCAGCCTCAATCTTGATGTTTATCAGACGTTTATCATCGATTGGTTCACCATCAACTAAAATGTCATAGTTTCCGGTGTGCATTACATCTCCTTGAGCTGCCCTTTTCTTTTTGATGGTCAATTTTTTCAAAATGTATCAATCCTTTCAGTTTGGATAAACCTGTTCTCTACTGTAATCACGGACCAAGAACTCATTGTCATTAATAAGTTCTCTTAACTGTTTCTGCTTGTTAGAAATCACTTGCTTACACATTTGTACAGTTTCGGGATCTTCCAATTCTAACGCCGCATTCATACGTTTCTTCTGATAGCGAATATCACGCTCGAGCTTACGCTGTTTTTGTTGTATTTCAGCATTTTCTTGTGCTTCGTCAGCGTCATATTGAGGTTGGTTGTTTGTATTAATGTCTGGCCTTCCGGGATAAAGGATATGCTTACAATTAATTCCCTGGGTGCCATCTGGATCGCCATAACCATGATCATAGATAGAAGGTAAATGTTTAAATTCATCCGGTGCTTTGTTCTTCGGCACAACTAATACCCAATCTCCTTGTATCGTTGCGCATGCTTCACGCGCTGCAGGATGACTACTCATTAATGCAGTGACACAATCGAAGTCCTCCATTCGTTTCAAACGAAGATCGTTAAACGTTCTGTGTGAGGTGGATTGAATCACTGTTCTCGAGTAAGCTTCCATCGACCATTCACGACCGGCTTTATCAACGAAACCCGATTTGATTCCCATATCTACCATTTTGTAGACGTTATCTCTAATGGCTTTCTCGTGCGTTTTAAGACCCGCCATGGATTCTATGGTAGATTGTTTTAAAATTGCTTGGTAGGCTCGCATAACTGTATTTTCGTTGAAATTAGTAGTGATTAGCGTTTGATTGACATTATTGTTTAAGTCTTGGAAAGTTTGACGTATTAAAGAATCAATTATCTTTCCTACATCGTCAGAGACTGGAATGCTTTTACGAACCATTCGTTCAAGTTCTCGATCGATTTCATCAACGATTTTTACACCATTTCCTTTAATCAATTGTTCAATTGCTTCTTGAGTCTCTCCTGTATAACTTGCCAACAAATCAATAACTTTATCGTTTAATGTACCCATCTTAGAAAGTTGATTCACTTGCCACAAAAGTACATCTTCTTTTGCCACATCTTGAAAACGAGATTGTTTTAACGCTTTGATTATGATGTTAAAGATTCGGTCTTCCAGTTCTGAATAGATATTTATAATTGAATTTGCAGTCTTTTGCATCTTTTCTGGCGTAATCATAATTAATCACCTAAATCAAATAGCGCATCTTGACTTCGACGTTCAATTGATCCTGCTTCTGGCATTTCATCTTTTAATGCAGCTAACCAATCTTCTAATTCATCTTCGTTTAGATTGTAATTACGGATAAGAAACTGTTTCTTAGGCATTACGCCAGCAGTTACAGCCTTTAGATCATTTTCTAATTGTTTGTTACGATCGACAAATAGACCATCCTCAAAACTAACTGTTACTAAATAACTATCATATTCAATAGAGAATAGCGGTTTCTCGCTTTCAAACATTTCTCCGTATCCCGCAAGCTCAAAAATAGAATGGATAAGTTCGTTGATAACTTTTTCAACCATAGTCAAATAACTTGAACGTGTCTGATAAGTCATGGAATTGTTAGAAACAATCTCAGTGGCCGTTTTAATGCCGTCATCCGCATAGTTCATCGAACCCACTGACAAACCAACCTGCACCTCGAACTCTTTAATCAGATGGCTGATAGCGTCCTTATATTGAACTGTACGAATAGGTGTTGTAATATCTTTGACCCCGATATTCTCAGCACCATAAACGCCGGCAAAAACATTTTGATCTGTATCAAACATCGGTGGATGCGATTCATCCGTTTTAAGGAATTCTGCCGGCACAACAACACGCCGTTGCCCCAACTGAATTTCCCAAGCAAACTGATCGTGTGTTGTATTGATCGTATCTAAAATCTCTTTTGAGTTATCCACAATGCCGGCACCTAATGGGCTCTCTAACGATTTATTATTAGCTCCAGGCGTTCTGAAGTATGCAAAAAGCGGTCTCTTCAAGCCTTCTAGTGTGACTGTTTCAGCTAAGTCAGGATATAGAATCGACAGTGGAACTTGCTTTCCAACAACGTTACTGTTGTCAGATTTGTAAAGCTCATTACTGATAACATACTTTTCGTCTTGCCACTCATGAAATTCGAGGAGCGTGTAGTAGTAATTTGTGTCACCTTCAGTTTGAATTGATTTAGTAGCAATAGCACACTCACTAACTTCGTTTGTATTTGAACGTAACGGGTAAAACTGATCTGCACGAATCCACGAGATTTTAATCTTATCTCCATCAATGTAAGGCCGCATAGCAAATCCTCCTGCAGCGATACCTTTCTCAAGGTTCATTTCAAACAGATTATAGAAATTGTTGTCATAAAGTGTTTTATCTAGGAACTCTACAGCTGATTGAATGCTTTTCGAAGCTTCTGCTTGCTCCTCCTTGTCTTTTAGTGCTACTTTGCACTTCTCATTAAATATGATACTTGCTAGACGTCTAGAAGCTGTCTTGGTGATATTTAGGGACTTAAATTCTCTTTTCTGTGTTTCCCCGTATGAATTACGATATTGTATATCAGGAAATAGATTGGAATAGTACCTAAAGTTTCTAGCAATCCGATCGTATTCTCTTGAATCAATCCCTATTTTGGGATGATCCGTTACCTTAGCAATATCACGACCAGTAAAACTCATATTCACGCTATCAACTCCTCTCTTGAATATACTTTTAATCGTTTGGAATACTCCCATTTTCTCACCTACCATTTCAGGTCTAAGTCTTGAAGATTATCACGTACAAAATATTGAAAACCATCACAAGAGTGATCATCCTCTTTAATAACTTTCGGATCATCACTGTTCAATGTGTCTTCGTCCCATTGATACTTTTTGTGTTCCTCAATAAATATCTTATTGCTTTCTTTTTCCAAATAAAAAAACCTACCTTGTGCAAGTAAGCTTTGAACATGGTCAATCATATCTACTTTTTTGGCTTTAGCTACAGTGTGTAACCGGACATTGTAATCTAGATAATATTGATTCCTTAATGCACCTTCTGCCGAATCAATCGTAATTTGATAGGCGTATTTATCATATTCAGTCTGGCAACAATCTATGAAATCATGCAAATCTTTTGATAGTTCAGTCGGTGCTTTCTTATTCGCTTTACCTGCTGGGCTGTAATAATACGTATCTAATAAGATTACATTCTTTTTTCTAGTTAATGCATAACAACCACACGTTGTAGCTGACACTTGGTGCCCGCTATCGATTGAGAAATAAAGATTCACTATGTAGTCATCATCAGGTATTTGATCTAATGGATTAAAATGATTCATATTATAGATATGAGTCCCTAATCCAATGACTTCGCCAAGATAGAGCCACTTGTAATAGTCTTCGTCATTCTCGCGGTAAGTCTCTATTAGTTTAAGTTGCTGTGGATCAGTAAAACCTAATTCATCATCTAAGTAAGTTGAATGGTCCACTAAGTGATCATCGAGTTCTTTAGATTTTTCTACCCATTCATTAACCCAATCGTATGGATTCTTTGGTGGGTTCCATGAATAATAAACTTTTACGTGGTCCACATACTGAGAACGTTGACGGATAAATGTTGCATTCGTTTGGTCAAATACTTCACTGCTTTGAAAGTTAGCAGCTTCTTCATACCACAATGAGATAATATCGCCTATCGCATTAGATTTAAGTTTCAATGGATCATCAACGCCATAAAAGTAAAACGCTGACCCTGTACGCTTATGAATGATCGTTAAAGGAGTCATGCGATACCTGTATTCGTTGGCAACACCCAACATATTTAACGCCCATTTGATTTGCAGATAAACCGCATCACGCAAGTATTTGTGCTGAGACATCATGCACACAACATTAACTTTATGCTTTGCTTGCGTATGTTTCTTCATTTCAGTCGCAAGTTTTAAGCTGATAACTGACGACTTAAATGACCCACGCCCGCCTTTCATTAAGATATATGGGCACCGTGTGTGCCACATCTTATAAAAATGAGGGTTAATCATACCAGTTAGCTTAATCTGAGGCTTCATCTTGGCTTTCATGGCCATTTGAATTCACCCCTCTTTCAATTACCGGAATATCATCAATGATTACCGTCTGTTCTTCTGTTGGATCATATCCGTCATCCAACTGCTTCAATTGTGCTTTTGCTAAGTCAACCTGAGCGCTCATCAATTCTAGTTTCTTACGTCGTTCATCCTGCTCATCTGCAATTAAAACGAACTGTTTAATTAAATTTGCAAGAGTTGCCATAGCCCGTGATTGAGCGTTCATAAAGTTCGCTTGCTTGTCCCAGGCGTATTGAAACTGACGAGTTACTTTAGTTTGTATGGGTTTGCCAGTGTCACGATCGATAAACATAGGGCTCACTTCCGCACTAGTAATATCTTCTGTATGATCAAATTCAGATCGAACATTCATTATTTTTTGAGATCGTATGATGGCTGTGTACTGTATCATTATGTTATTCCAAAGGATGTCTGATGGTTCGCTGGTATAAAGCTCCTGAATGATTTGTCTTGTATCGTCGGGGAGCCAGTTAGCAAATAAGCCGTGGCTCACAGCATTTTTATTTCTAGGTGGCGGTTTCCCTCCAGAATTACCTTTCGCATTGTTATTGCCGCGCATTGAATCGTAACGCTCTTTTTGATTCGGAGCGCTCCGTTTCGTTTCATCGTCCCATTTATCCTCAGATTTCCATTTTCTAACGGTTGATGCAGATACACCCAACTCTTCAGCGATATCTTTTAGAGGCTTCTTTTTATCTGATTCAAGCCATCTTTTATGCGCTTCATCGCGCAACGGATTCCTTTGTCTAGCCATCCATATTCCACCACCTCGCTATCTGTGTTTGTTTTGTAAAACTTCTATTTATGTAGCCGCCAGCCCGTTAAGCTTGCCAAATAACCGTTTAATCCAATTTAGTACTTGTTTCATTATCTACACCTTTAAGGGCAAAATAAAAAGACCCTCAGAAAGGATCTTCATTGAAATATTCATTTATCAACTCGATTGACTTATCAACATTTTGTTGCGTTCTTTCTTTCAATACTTGCATTTCATTATCTAACGAAATCATCATATCTCTATCCGCTTTATACACTTCGTATTCTATAACTTTTGAAACAGATTCTTCTATATCAAATCTGCACTTCTCGAGATATTCTATCATTTTCATTTTGTACTTCGATTTTGATATCAATAGCTTAATTGAAGTGATCGTTTGAAATGTTATTTCCATTCCATTGTTGATTTCTTCTTGTTGGTTGATTATGATTTTCTCATACTCACTACTACTTATTTCTTTATCTAGGTGACGAATTGAAATAGAAGAAAATCCAGAAGCATTCTTCATGACTGAATCTACTCCAGAAATAAATTCTTGAATATTCTTTTCTAAAGTTTTATTTCTTTCTAGTAGTACTTCCAAATTCATTCTGTTTTTTTCATTTTTGTAATTCGTCCTTATTTCAAAGCTCTTAACCATAACATTAACTATTCCTGCTACAATTGCTAAGATGAGAGCTGTCTTAAGGGATTCATCCATATCTATACCTCCGAA